AGTGAATCGTATCTATTATCTAGTTGCGCCAGATTGTGCTTCATCACTAGATGCAGATTTTTCACTTAATGCATCTGAACCATCAATTTCATGAACCGCACTATCGTAACGAAGTTGTACCGTTACCTGAATCATAGTTGAATCTGCATAGTTTAGATCACCGTATTGAATGTTAGAAATATAACAACCTTGCAATACCCACTTGTCAAATACAGTTGGTGATGTACTACCATTTGCACCATCTAGTGTTTCTAATGTTACACCAAATTTATATGCATTACCTGAAATTGAACTATGTTGATCTGCATGGTCAACTTGTCTGTTTAATTGGTTACCAAGTTTTTTGATAACGTTAGATTTCATATCATCTCTGAACACGATTGAAATTGGTTCCCAGGCGTGTTTACCTGCTAGATACATTCTTGAGTTGTAAGAATCGACTACAACCTCTTCATGTGTCATTGAAGGTCTGCCTGCACTGATAACGTTCTGTGTTACTTCATCTGTCGCTGTTGCACCACCAAGATCTTCAAAGGTAACTCTAAACCTATAACTTAATTTAGGCATTAAAGTTGTACCTGCTGACGAGTCTGTTGGTACTCCAAAGTTTGTAATTACAGCCATTTTGTTTCTCCTATATACTTACTGTAGTATGTTTCTTATATTGTATTTATCAAATTAGTGTTCAAAAAGATAGGCTTCATTAAAAGAAGCCCATTTTAGGGTAATTTGACAGGATACTGTTAAGCACCCTGCCAAATTAATAATAATTATGCTAAAAATCCGTATGTTGGGAATCCATCTGGATTTTGCTGATTTCTAAATGACTGTTTACCAGCTTCAAAATCTCCAAGATCAGCACCACTATCTATAACATATTGTCTGAATGCTAATCTCTCTTCTTCGTTTTCAAAATCCCATCTTACCCATACATCACCTTCATATAATTTATATGAAACGTATACTTTACCTACTGCTTCTGGTTTACCAGAAACTGCATTTTCAATACTAGTGAAATGTGGTGTAGATTTGAATGCATCAACTGATGCGTGAGGACCACCTGCGGCTTTACAAATTCTAAATCTAAAATCATCTGCCATTTTAGTTCTCCTTTTTTTACCATGGAAAAAAATGTAATTCTTCTGAACTACAATGCATTGCAATTTGCATTAGTATTTATCGAATTGCTTGAAAAGAAAAAGGCTACTATTAAATAGTAGCCTTCATCCTGTATTCGTTTGTATGCTTATTAACTTAATTCGCCTGTATTTACAATTCTAATTGGAATGTAAATGAATTCTGCCGCTTTAGTTGGCTCAATAGCCACGTCAATGTAAAATTCATTAGCATCGATTCTTGCAGGTGTGTTGTTAGTTGTATCACAAACCACTGCAAAATCATATATTCCACGTTGTTGTAAAATGTTTGCTAAGAAACCGTCAAATACTTGTTTAGCATTTGCTCTAGTACTAGTATCATTAGGTTCAAATAAGAACGGTCTTGAAATAACTGCAAAACGTTCTCTTAAATAGGCTGTCAATCTAGCAACATTAACTCTGTCTAATGCTGAAGCACTCGCGTGTAATGATTTTTGTCCAAATACTACAACACCTTCTGAAGGGAATTTAGCTATTGGATTTAATTTTTTATCATACATTGCATCTCTTTGACCTTGAGTTACTGCCAATGTTACAAACTCATCTTCGCCGTTTAAATATCCAACGTTTGATGCATTTTGTACAACACCACGTGTTAGACCAGCTGGTGCAAACCATTGAAATGATACATTGTCACTATACGCATAAGTGTATAATGCAATGTGTGATGCTGGTGCTACAACGTTATCTCCTGTTACCGGATTAGTTGTTAATGCGTGTGGATAATAAACTGCTGAATAAGTATTTTTTGTTACTAGTCCACCTTCACCATTTGTAGTTGCTCCTGTTCCTTGTATCCAAGATACTGCTTCTGTTGGATTTAAACGGAATGGTGCATCAACAATGATAAATGCAGTTTCGTCTCTGTTACTATTCAATGAAACCATTTCATCATATAGTTCAGGATAACCTGGTGCCGCAAGTAAACGGAATTGAACTGTGTCTTGTTGTAAATCGCTAACGCCTGCTGAAGCCTGCATAGCTGTTACTACTACTTTTCTTTGTGCAATTCTAGCAAATGAACCACTGCCATCTGCTTGATTACCTGCTTTGTTTCTCCATTTCCAAGTTGTAGTTAAAGATGAATTATATTCTCTAACTGTTCCACCTGATCTACACATATTGATACCTGTCATTCCGACTGGGTGTGTTAGTGGATCTGGTGCACCTGCTAATAGAGTTGCCTCAAATGCGCCTGCAGTCGTATCGTTTGCAGTAATATCTCCAAATACTACGCCTGCCGCAGTTGATTGATCTGCTTTATCTTTTAGTACCCATGCAGTACCATTGTGTCTGTAAATTACAGGATACCCTGAAGCATCTGTATCTACCCAATAGTCACCTGCTGATAAAGAACCACCTGCACTATCTGTTGTTGGTGCAGTTGTAACGTATTGTACGTCTGAAGCTCTTTGCCATTTTTGTGTACCTGAATCGCTTACTACTTCGTAAACTGCTAATTCATTTACATCTGGGTCAAACCATAGTGTACCATTTAATGGTGCACCTGTTGGTTCTGTGATTTTTACTTCCATAACATAACCACCAGTTGCTACTGAAGAGTCAGTTGCTATTTGGTCAAAGTCGTTACCAATGCTGTCATATCTATTAACTAGAATTTGACCGCCTGTTGCGTCTAAGTCTAACCAAATGTCTCCGTCTATGATAGTTCTTGCAGTTGCTGAAGTACCATCTTGGAATACATCTGAAGTTGTACCTGCTGGTGTTGTGTCTTGTGCATAAACTACACTTTGTTTTACAAAGTTACCAGTTGATGTTGTAAACAATTGAATGTCTAAATCTAAACCGCCACCTGGTTTTGTAGTTTTAATCCAATGATCACCATTTGATGGTGAGCTTGGTGCTGAATAGTGTGGTGCGTATGTGCCTGTGATTGCTGTCCAGCTACCACCGCTACCTACGTAATATTTAATTGCTGTTCCAGTTGAACCATTTTCTAATACTACAAGATAAGTGTCATTGACTACCGCAGTAGTTGGTGCTGAACCATCTGTAATTTCAACTGTTGGAGTCTGTTCTTCCCAAGCAGTATTTGCAGTTACGTACTTCCAAATACCAAATGATGAAGTAGAAGGTTTAATCCAGTAAGTTAAGTTTGCTGGATCTCCAGTTGGCTCTGATGAAACCGGTCTTAATGCATTTAAGTCAACATCTGCACGTGTTATATATGCCGCTGAAGCTTGACCTAAAAATGAGTATGCCGCTAATAAACCATATTCGTTAGTTTCATCACCTTGTTGTACTGTTCCACTTACCTTACGGAAGTCAACATTACCAAAGTATTGAGTTAATTCTCTTTGTGATGTAACTAAAATTGGCTTGTTCGCATTAGCAGACTTTGTGTATTTCGCAATGCCGTCTGACTCAGTAAGGGTTGGATCAACCTTGTCCTGACCAGTGGCAATGAATAACATAGGAACTGTACCAGCACCTGCTGGGCCGTATACTGATTCGTCTGTTACTGTTACCTGTACGCCAGGTGAAACAAGATTTGCCATGATATGCTCCTTTTTAAATATTAGATTATTCTAATTTTTTAGTAATCTCTTATATGTAGTATTTATTTAAAATCGTGTAAAAACACCGTTTACAGAGTTAAATTATGTTTTAATTGTATCTAAAAGGGCGTCAAAACTACGGCAAATAAGGTCTTCAAAACCTTCACCCCAATTACCGTGAACAATCATGTGTATTCTGTTTTTATCACTATTGTTAATGACTGAATGTTGTCTGCCTACGTCTATTCCTCTAACATCTCCGGGTTTCCACGGAACAAGTCCTGCGTCTTGCATGGCAAACTCTACGCCTTCTGGGTTTGTTATTGCTATATTGAATGCGGCTAATTTTCTTTGATCAAAATCTTTATGTGGTCTTATGTAACCTCCAGGTTCTAGTAACATAAATCTACATCTATGTAACTTTTCAAATGGCCACTTCTTTAACCAGTCTACGGTTACAGGACATTGATCCGCTATGTCTGTCCAATCAAACGGTGGACTGTTTTCTTTTGTGAATACTCCCTTTTGTATATAAGAATCTGGTGAGTCAGTATATTGAGATCCTTGACCATGTACTGCAATACTTGCCCAGCCAGGATGAATATCACCTCTATGTTTGATATATCTATCTAACAATGCTTCAGCTTCTTTTGCCACTTCTTCATGTGGAAATTTTATATCAAGTAATAGTGTAGGACAGTTAGATTCTGACATAATCCATTTACAGTAATCACGTTTAATTCGTGGGTGCCCTTCCCAACCATCAAAATAATCTGGTCTTTCATTTAAAAACTGATAATGTGAAAATTGTTTGCACTCGTTAATAAAGTTATTAACTTTAATTAAGTTATCATCCATACTATAAATCCTCTTTATAGTATTTATTCAATAATTTTATTGATTGTCTGTGCTTTGAATGATTCTAATGTTGAATTATTATCTATTTGTATGTCAAAATCCCAACCTGCCCAGCTCCATTCACTTTTGTGTACTTTTGGATAATTTGATTTCATACTATCTATCATGTTTGATGTCTTTTTGTAATTAGCCTGGTTTAATTCTGCGGCACTATTCCACCATTCTGGTTTATCATGTCTCCATACCACTACAGTTTTGCCGCCCATGTTTCTTATAG